TGAAATACCGGGATTTAGGATATAATTAATAAATAATGACTGAGCCAAAACCTAAATATGTTCGTAAAAAGTGCGAACATGGTAAATATTCATTCCAATGTAAAAATTGTAACGGCGTATCTGTGTGTATCCATAAAAAACAAAAACATACCTGTAAAGAATGCTGTGGAGCAAGTGTAGGTTACATTAACTAGATGAAACTGAATTTAATCGTAGAATAGAGCAATTGTTATTGCGCATAAATATTCATCGTATAACAGAGCCTTTAGAACAAATTACTATAGAATATCTATTTTATGGAGATGAGACTTGAATGCATATATCAATTTTTTTCGTAATGCCTTCATCAAAAATGTAAATGTAGGAGAGGGATTTAATTATGTAAATATACAGTTGATTACTTAAAGCCTATTGAATTAACAGCTTAAATATATTACATATATGTTATTATAATACGAATGTCTGAAATTCAAATTAAGAATAAGAGTGATGATGAATTATTTCAAATAATGAAAGCTAAAATGAATACAGAAGAGGAGCAAATATTTATGACAAGTCATTATTTATTTTTACAATATGGAGCTGACAATACTAAATTTGTTATTGATTTTGATGATGTTTGGAAGAATGTGGAGTTTACACGAAAAGATAGCGCAAAAAAAGTGTTAGATAAACACTTTAAAGAACATATAGATTATAAAATAGTCGCTTCTGCGATAACAGAAGCTGCTCCATCAAATTGCGGAGCAGCTTTACCAGTGGGTGGCGCAGGAAAAAATAAAGAAACAATATTACTAACAGTAGATTGTTTTAAAAATTTTTGTATGTTGGCATCAACTCAAAAATCAAAAGTAATTCGTTCCTATTATGTCAAAATGGAAAATATAATGCATGAATATTTTATATTAAAAAATAATGAACTACAAAATACACTCCAGCTTTCTCAAAACGCCCTTCAAGTTTCCATAAAAGAAACCGCGATGAAACGTCACGAGGTATTGATTGAAAATAATAGAAATAAATGCATAGTATATTTTTGTAGAATTCAACTATATGCTAACGGAAGTTTTATTTTAAAAATTGGAGAATCAAGTGATATAAAGAATAGAATGGACGCACTCAGTTGTAATTTTGGAACAAGTATTATTGTATTAGATGTGTTTAATTGTGAAAATAGTGTAAGATTTGAAAAATTTTTACATAATAGTCCAGAAATCACAAAATATAAATATAATCGTTTAGAGCATAAAAATAAAAAGATTTCAACAGAAGCATATCTCATTCCAAATCAAAAAGAATACGAAAAGATTGTTAAATTCGCAAAGAGTGAATTGAGTAAATATAATAGTATGGAATTGATGAAATTACGTATTGAAGAGAAAAAGATTGATTTAGTTTCTTCATTTTTACCATTCTGTAAAAATTACAATGAAATTATGAATATTCTTAATAGAATTACGTCACCTATACATTCCAACTTAGAAATGGAACCAACAAATGTGATGATTGAAAATGAAGAGGTACAAGAAGTACAAGAGGTACAAGAAGTACAAGAAGTACAAGAAGTACAAGAGATACAAGAGGTACAAGAGGTACAAGAGGTACAAGAGGTACAAGAGGTACAAGAGGTACAAGAGGTACAAGACCAAGACCAAGAAGAAAGTGGAGAAGAAGACGAAATAAAAAACTCAATTATAACCACCCCAAACCCAAACGGTCCCATTGTTCAGATATATCACAAAGATAATCTTAAAAAGGTCGTCCAGGTTTTCAATAGTATAATGGAAGCAACCAGAGAATTTAATTATAATGATAAAACGGCGTCATTTACAGCAGTTAAAAAAGCGTATCAACATAAAACGCTATATTTAGATTATCGTTGGCATTTTATTGTAAATCGTCAAGAATTAGATTTACAAAAAGCAAGAGATATTGGAGAAACGGTAGTTACGCAAGAACGAAATCAAGGACAAGTGGCAATGTTGAATATTGATAAAACTAAAATTCTTAAAGTATTCAAATTATCAAAGGATGTGGCAAAAGAGATTGTCCAACATCCATCGGCAGTATGTTCCGCAATAAAACATGGCACGCCGTTAAATAATCATTATTGGTCGCGATGGGAAAATGTGAATGTCTCATTACAGAATAAATATTTAGAATTAAATGCGCTTCCAGACAAGCAGAAGAATGTAAGAGGAACTAAAATTAAATTAATAAATCCAGTTACGAATGAAATCATTAAAATATATGCGTCATATACGGATGTACAAAAAGAAATGAAAATTTCAGCAAGAAAAATTAAAGAATTAATGGAAAAGAATGAAACGTATAATGGAAAGTATAAATTCAAACTTGTATAATAAAATTAGAACGCGTTCATCTAAATAGTAATTTCACTAGGGGTTTAAAAACTAACTACGCTTACCGTATAAGTACATTTTACCAATGAATGAAGGTGCGTTTTTTAAAGTAAAAACATCAAAACGTAGTAATCCGGAAGCTCGTACTACACTCGACGCAATTCACAGCCAAAAAGTTCAAGAACATCTTGACCAAAAAGATAATTTAGATATATACAAACAAGAACTAATTAATCTTAATAAACGTATTAAGAATATCACGTGTGATATTGAAATCTGGCGTCTTGAAAAAGACGTAGAGACTCTTGAAAAGAGAATTAAATCTATTGAGAATGGATCAGAATTAATGGATTATTATCTTCGAACAGGCGACATACTTTACAATTATTATGATATTCAAGATCAAATTCAACAAGGAACAAAAACATATAATACAACTAAGGCTAAACCAGGTTCAATTCTTGCCATTCTTGAAGGTGTAGCACAAGATGAGCAACAATGTGGGCAAAAAGACTTCAATGCCATAGTCGTTCCTCAAAAAAAGGGACATCAACGAAATCAACTGCTAAATGACTATCTTCAACTTGAAAACCCTTCTATGGCACGTAATAACATAGAAGAATATGATGATCCTTGGACTATCTGTGATCTCTGCGGAAACGAAATGATTATGTGCCTAAATGAGGCAAATCTTACTTGTTCAAAGTGCGGACATCAAGAGTTTATTCTAGTTGATAGTGATAAGCCATCATATAAAGATCCACCTAGAGAAGTGTGTTATTATGCTTATAAAAAGATCAATCATTTTAATGAATGGTTGGCGCAATTTCAAGCAAAGGAAAGTACTGAAATTCCTGGTGAAATTTATGATGCCATTCTTGTTCAACTCAAAAAGGAACGTATTACAAATATGGCTAGTTTAAAACCAAGTAAGTTGCGCGAGATTCTGAGAAAGATGAAAGCATCCAAATATTATGAACATATCCCGCATATTATAAATCGTCTCAATGGTCAAAATGCACCATGTATGTCTCGCGAAGATGAAGAAAAGCTACGTCATATGTTTCGTGAGATTCAACCATCTTTTAAAAAGCATTGTCCCAAGGGCCGCAGAAACTTCTTATCATATGGATATGTGCTTTATAAGATGTGCGAGCTGCTAGAAATGGACGAATATTTGCCATGTTTTCCGCTCCTCAAAAACCGCGATAAACTTTACTTACAAGATAAGACGTGGGAAAAAATATGTTTCGAAATGTGCTGGCAATACATCTCTACTGCCTAAAGAATTGGTACTATCATTAAGTGATTAGTCGATGAAGAAAATAAGTTTATAGTTAAAGTCGGTATATCAAATTAAATATTTAGATATGAAAATTGACTAATACTTCCGGGTTAAAAAAACCCAGAGTAAAATTTAGAGATAAAGTAGGATAGTAAGAATGAGTATTAAATATAATAATGGACAAATATATAAACTAGTTTGTGAAGATGGGTGTTATTATATTGGTTCGACTATACAAAAATTAAATCATATATTTAATAGTCACAAAAAATCGTCTAAAAAGGAAGTGTGTCGTGTATATGATCATATTAATACGATTGGATGGGATAAAGTTCAAATTGAATTAGTTGAAAATTATTATTGTAACAATAAACAAGAACTCAACAAGAGAGAACAATATTATATTGATCAGTCAAATGATGATTTACAATGTCTTAATAACGAATTTGAGAGTGAGAGTGAGAGCGAATCTGAATCTGAATCTGAATCTGAATCTGAATCTGAATCTGAATCTGAAAGCGTAACTGAATCTGAAACTGAAACTGAAAGCGAAAGTGAATCTGAAAGTAAAAGCAAAAATAAATATCAAAATGGAAAAATATATAAATTAGTATGTAAAGATGGACATTATTATATTGGTTCAACCATCCAAAAATTAAAACTAAGATTTAATAGTCATAAATCAAGTAGTAAAACTAATACTAGTAGAGTATATACATATATTAATACAATAGGATGGGATAAAGTTAGAATAAAACTAATTGAAAAATATCCGTGTGAATTAAAATCAAATCTTAATGAAAGAGAAGAATATTATATAAATAAATCAAAAACAGATATATTATGTTTAAATATTAATAGTGCATATTTATCTGAAGAGAAAAGAAAAGAAAATATGAAAATATATTACGAAGAAAATAAAGAAACAATCATTGAAAGTCATCGTGAATACAATGAAGAAAATAGGGAAAAAGTAGACGCATACCAGGCACAATATCGTTTAGATAATGCGGAAAAACGCCGAGAGTATACCAAACAATATACTAAAGAACATCAAGAACAAGTAAAAGAAACTAAAAAGAAATATGATGAAAAAAATAGAGAGAAAATTGTGGCATATTGGAAAGAATACAACAATAAAGAGGAAAATAAAGAAAAAATTCAAAAATATAAAGAAAAATGGGCAAAAAAATATAAAGAAGAAAATGTTGAATTAATTGCTAAAAAACGAAATGAAAAGAAAATCATTCGTGAAGAGAAAAAACAAGAAAGAATTAAGCACGATAGAACTATTATTCAATGCATATGTGGCGGGTCTTATCAAAACTATCAGAAGAAACGTCATGAAGAAAATAAAAAACATATAACGTTCATTACAAATAAACTAAAATAATAGATACTATATAAATTTGATATATGTATATTAATATAATAAATATATATCAAACATGTTTATTGAAGTAGCATGTATATTGATTGTATGTATTTCAGGAACTAGTATTTGGTATAATACTTAGTACAAATAATATGTCAACTTATATTTTCCCTCCAATCTGTAACGTGTATCATATTTAATAATGGCCGTGCTAATGTCCATATATTTTCTTCATTTAAATAATAATGAATTCTAATACGTATATTTGATGCTGATTCTTCTTGTGAAAAGTCAAACGTTTTAGGTATAATACTTACAACTCCCCAATTAGGTACTTTTGGCATTATAATATTAGAGCTAATTTGAGTTATATTACGTTTTTCTATAGTATTAGACTGCGCTAGATTAAGCATATTATATTTTTTCCAACTAGAAATATGTTGAGCATCTGTTCTATTATTCCATACATTACAATTAGTTTCATTATCACCAATAATAGCAGTACCATTTATAGTAATTTGTTTATCACCTAATAGAAATAAAAGAGATACGTTTGAATTATATCTAATATCATTACATTTGCTACTTAAAATATTCGTAATAAATGATAATTTTATTGTATTATAATCTATTTTATATATATAAACTGTCCTGCTATGTGGTGTATTATTAGGTTGAATTGTTGATAAATTAGCATTTAGTCCAGCTCCAATGGGCATTTTATTGGCATAAAATTGTGAACACCAGTCTTTAAATAAATCTGGCGGAGATTCTACTTTATTAGATTGTGATTCATTCATTATATATAGCTATGTATATATATATATAGCAACTGACTTTTATATTCGGTGTTTTTATATTTTTATTAAATGCGCCGTGAATCTGACAAGGTTGGCACCTAGATCAAAACAGGGTCTCGAATAATCTTACTTCTTTTCAATATAGATTATCAAATTAAGACCTATTGTAAATCCAGGACTTAAAATTGATTCGTATAGATATGTTAGAGAAACTAAAAATGAGTTGTTCTATTACACAAAAGATACTTTGTGGTTTAGAATCATGTATTGTATGTTATGAACGTTCCTTTGCCACCCATCTACGAGCATCCTGTTGGAGTTTACAAAATGAACTTCAACCTATCCAAGTTACCAAAAGTAGTAATAAAAAATTTAAGTTTGATTGTACAGATTGCGGACATGAAATCATAATTAGTTTATGTAATGTATCAAATGGACAATGGTGTAAATATTGTAATCGTGATGGATTATGTGATGCAGACAATTGCCTCTTCTGTTATCAAAAATCATTCGCAGCACATCCTATGGCAGAATCATGGTCTAGTAAAAATGAACTAAAACCTCGACAAGTTATGCGTAGTTCGGATAAGAAATGTTGGTTTGATTGTACAGACTGTAAACATTCGTTTTCATCTGCATTATATAGTATTAATAATGATAAACATTGTCCCTTTTGTACAAGTCAACAATTGTGTAATCAAGATGATTGTATAATATGTTTTGAGAAATCATGTGCTTCTCATGAAATGGATAAAGCATGGAATTCAGATAATGAAATACAATCAAGACATGTATTTCTTCAATCTAATAAAAAAATAAAATTCAATTGTATAATTTGTTTTCATATATATGAAACAACACCTAATAAATATTATAATAGAGATCATCAATGTTCATATTGCTCTAATAAAAAATTATGTGAAAAAGAAGATTGTATTTCATGCTTTCAAAAATCATTTGCGTCTCATCCACAAATACATTGCTGGAGTATAAACAATACAACTTCTCCACGCAAATTATTTAAAGGATCTGAAACGACATGTATATTTGATTGCGACCTATGTCATTCAGAATTTAAATCAAAATTATATAATGTATTGACTGGATATTGGTGTCCTTATTGTAAAAAGAAAACAGAAGCAAAAATACATACCTTTCTAAAATCACAAGATGGAGAATGGACCGCACAACTTCGGTTTCCATGGTGTCGCTTTTCCAATACAGGAAATATAATGCCGTTTGATTTCGGATCTATTTCCAAAAAGATTCTGATAGAAGTTGATGGGGAGCAACATTTTACACAAATCTCTAATTGGGAGGCTCCTGAAAATGTTCAAGTAAAAGATATTGAAAAAATTAAGTATTGTGTCAAAGAAGGCTTCTCAATCATTCATATCAATCAACTAGATATCTGGAAAGATATATATGATTGGAAAGAAGTTATTCAAAATGAGATTCGGCGTTTAGACGGAATAGAACCACAATGTAGTTTTATTAGCTCAAAACCGGTATATGCTAAAGGCTACATTCGGTATGAATCACACATTTCAAAACTTGATAATACAATTCGTTATACAATTATTAATCCAACAACATAATATCCAACAATTTGGAAAATATGTTATTTTTAAAGATTTTAGTGAATCGTCGCAGGGTGGGGGTCATCGTACATTTTATAGTAATACACGAAATGGATTCGTGATTATTCAAAAATGGGTGATTTCTTACATGCGCGGGAAGCCCACGAGATTTGCGCCCAATCCAAAACCGGCTCCTTGTCTAGCAGTAACACCGACACTTGGTGACACTGCGTCAAGTATGGCAAAGACCACGGCGGCGAGCACAGCGAGGGTCGCCACTTCATCAAGGGGTAGAGACTTCTTGGGGATTAAGATCGCCGCCGCCGCAATCACTAGGCCCTCAATTAGGTATTTAATTATGCGATTGACAATCTCAGCAAAACCGTAGCCCATCATTCTTTATATTTAACCGTAAGAAAAAAACCCGTCTACAAATCTAAATCCGAGTTTAAAGCTTCAATACTCAAAAATGATAGATAGCCAATGACGGATAAAAGTACGACCACCGTAGTTGAAGACTTCTTGGATGAGGACACAGAAGTTCCAGGACAGCGTTATGTTCTAATAAGTTTTATCAGTCCGGAGAAAGTCCTTGACAAAAAGGATATATTCTTTTTTAAGAAGTTTCTAGAATCATATGAAGTTGATTGGAAGATCAAAAATCTTGAAAAATATATGGTTGGCGTTGTACAAAATATTAATGATCAGCTCGATGAACGTATCAAGGAGCTTGAGAAGAATGATCAAAATGATCAAGCTACGATTTGTCGTAAGAATCGGATGAATATCACAACGCTCATGAGTGAGTACGAACCTTTTGTTCAAAAGAATCGAGCTGATATTCAGAAGACAACAATTGTAGAAGCATATGATAATTATATGTTTGCCAACAAGACTAAACTTGAGGATGAGTTCTATGCAGTGAATGAATTTCGTACATCCGTACGCGGTCTCAAAGTTCGTGGAGTTTATGGCAATCCTAAAGAGGCAGAACTCAAGGCCAAAAAACTACAGGGCAAGGATAAATATCACAATATTTTTATTGGTGATCTAGGTAAATGGCTCCCGTGGGACCCTCAACCCCATGAAATTGCCGATCAAGAATATGCCCAAGATGAGCTCAATACTCTA